TATAACATTTTAATAGCTGTACCAGTTGCGTTGTTAGTAGCAAAATCTGTTGGATCAATTCCTTGTGCTTCAACAAATAAATCAGACTTGGTTATATCAAGTAATGAGTTCCTAGCTTCAGTTGGAATATCTATCGTTAACTTGTCCAGTCCTGATTTATCACCAGTACCAATGTTATCAAGTTTGATAGCTTTGTATTCTTTCATGGTATCCATCAGCTCACTGATATCTTCCCCACCATAGTTGGTAAGGACAAGGATGACTTGCTGTACATCATCTACATCATTAACAAAGCCATTGTAAACATTATCATAAACATCAATTAATCCTTTGTATTTAAACAAATCAGGACGTTCATACTTATTTTTAGGAAACGATATAAAAGGAATTCTACCAAAATGATGTTCAAGAACGTTGCTACTCCCTAATTCATCCCCTGTACTGGCATCAAAAATAGGAAAACGATCATTCATTTGCAATAAATTATCATAATTAGAGGTTTCCGATTTAAATACTGTTACTGTTTTATCATTCCAATACTCATGCACACTATAATTCTTGCCAGTATCTGGATTTAATTCTTGATATGTTCTTCGAACTGCCAATAACTTCTTATCCAAATCATTTGAGTAAATTGGTGTTACTTGGCCTGGAGGAACAATGCCATATCTGAATTGATTATCTTTATCGATCCAGTAATGAACCCATGCAACGCCAGCATTGGCAGCATCCACAACTAGCTGATTCAGCCTAAGATTAAAATTATCGCCCAAAGTGGATTTAATACTTTCGTTTAGCTTATCATCTTCAACATCAATTGCAGGTGGAATTGTAGCAAGATACCCCGCCTCCTGGTCAACAAGTAATTGATGAAAGTTAGAGCTAACACGATTATCAGCTTTTCTTAATGGTTCATTTTTACCATCAGGATTGGTCTTTGATTCACCATTGTTTCTATTTGTGATGTCATTCTTATTGAAATAGTAACTCAAAGACTTTTGAAAACTACTAATAAACTTGGTTCTACGTGGATCGGTCAATTGTAATAAGTTCTTCATCTCTTTGACTTCCAAGGCTTAAATCCTCCCTTCCTAATTGTTGATTCAAGTGAATATCTTGTGGCATCCATAGCATGATCATTACCATCAGGATAACCAGCTTTGAAATTTCTATTTGAATCTTTTTCTAATTCATAAGTACTAAATTCCCTTGCAGTGTTAGGACACTTTTTAGGATCAATAACAATCTCACGCAAATCTTGCAGCCATTTGTAACCCTGGTCTCGACTACCTGGTCCCTTTATTGCACCATAAACGTTCAATCCCATATCTCTGTATTCAGCAATCGTACCTGGGGATGCAGAATCACCAATCACCTGCTTATTTTCTGGATCAAGTTTCTTAATCAAATCAACAGCATTTCTATTCTTCAACCCAACCTGATAAATTTCATTAAAAATATATAGTCGGTGTCTTGCGACATCAAAAAAGGTCTCGACATATGCTAATGGATCATGAGCAAAACCAAAATCGAGGCCTCTTTTTATATTATCGAATAGTTGATATTCTTCTTTGGTAATTTTTCTTAATGTAATGTTGTTAAAAACTTCTGCACCAGTACCAGTTATTTCACCTAAGTATTCGTGATTAAACGCCTTAGGATTATCCTTCTTCAATTGCTCGGCATCAGCCAAGAATTCTTTTCCTAGCCATTCTTTAGGAACCGACAAGTAATCAGATGAGTGAACTAAAGTATCATCACGAGTGCCTTCTTTAGCCGTTGTCTGATTAACCCAACTATTAAGGCTGGCAGGAGGATTGTACGAATAGAAAGTAATGATATTACTACCACCACGATTTAGAGATTGATTCATTGAACGTATCTCAGCCCAATTTTTAAATTCATCAGTTTCTTCATAATGTTTAAACTTTGTATAACCATGTCTAAACTTTTGCGATTTAATCTTTCTTGGCTTATCTGCACCTTTAAATCGGATTTGTTGTCCTGTAGGAATATAGGTCAACGTCATAGGACTAACTGACTCTTTCCAATACTCTTCAACTCCCAAAGCATCGATTGCCCAAAGATACTGATCATAAACTGAATCACGTAAAGTATTTGCAACCTTTCTGAGTACGACCGCATTAGCTTCAGAATCTCGCATGATTCCAAGCACAACTTCAATCGAAACAAAACTAGATTTAGTTGATCCACGTCCGCCTTTTAACCAATAGTTTGAATGTCTACGATGTTTGATATCTACATGGAGTTGTCTAAATGATGGTGCAACCTTATTCTTGAGTTTTACTTGTCGTGCCATCTTCATCATCTCCTTCAATATCATCTATTATTTGAACAGAATTATTGTTAACTGATTCTTTTTCTAATTTAATTGTTTCGGCATTATATTTAACGATTCTAGTTCGTTGTTTGGTCATTTCTGCACGTGCTTGTAATAGTTCTTGATCATAAGGGATGTTCATTATCTTGGCTTTCTCTTTAATTGCCTTAAGTAATGAATTACCAACAGCATTCAAAGCGTCTTCTAGCTTCAACAGATCATCAAATTTTCTATATGATTGCGTCATTGAACCGGTTGGAGTAACTTCATTAACCTTGGTAACTATTCGATTTCCATTGTCATCTTTAAATGAATGACGTTTCTGTTTGATTTTGTTATATGTTTGAACCTCAATATCATCCATCCCTTGAGCAACGTCGCTAATACGTTTAGAAATTCGATACTGACGAACTTTTAACCGACGTATTTCGGTATTAATAGTTATTAAAGGATCATCAGTCACACCTTCAAATATTGCCCTCTCATCATCAGACAATTGATCAAGCATGATAGTTTCATATTGACCGGTAGTCAGAGCATTCTTATTCCCAGGCGGTGCTGAACCGCCAGAATTACCTGCAGCATTCTTATTTTTTCTAAGTGAATCAAAGGGAGCGCTCCTTTTGGATATCGAAGTGCTCCCTTTCAACTTGTCAGCCCATTTATCCTGGGACTTCCACTTACGAATAGTAGATGCTGATACTTCTAACTGTTTGGCAATGTCAACAAGTGGCTTGTCCCCCTTGGACTTCAACCAAATCTTCATTGCCTTATCACGATCAGGATTTCTAGGTCTAGCCACTCATCTTCACCACCTCCCTTTCAAAATTCCATCCGTGTTTGTTTCAAATTTTTAACAAAATAAAAAGATTACATTTTTAATGTAATCTTCATTCAAATACTATTCTTTAATCTTCTAGGCTCTTATAAACAGAATCGAGATAATAACGGTTAAAAGTTTCCCCTTTTTCACGATACTTTTTATCACTCTCTGCCCAAGTATTAATTGCTAGTTTTACTACTTTTCTTTCGAAAGGAACAAATATTGCTAACTTATCTCGTAAGACAGGAGGACACAATTCATCTGAAGTCTTAGATTTATTTATATTTACAGCAACTATTGGCAATTTTAATCTCAAAGCTGTTTCAATCTCCCATTTTACAAACTTAGTTAAATACTTTGTGTGTTCACCTATAATCAAAATAAACATTTTTGAATTAGCAAATCTATCCCTTAAAGAAGCCTTAATAGACTCCTCTTTACTAGAGTCACTAGCCGTATGTAAATCATGTGCATTTGAGAAGTTAAAATCATCATTCTGGGCTTTCCAAGCCAACATCATATCATAATATCTGATATCGTTATCCCCATCAAAAGCAATATAAATCTTATTTCTGTAAGCCATTGAACATACCTCTTATTTTATAATAATTAATACCTTTATTAGTATCATCATTCATAAGTATAATCAATTGTGCAGGTTTTTTAAATTTAATTCGTCTTAAATAAAATGTCCATAATATTATTTCTAAAATTTGATTAGATGTATAAATATTATTGTCCAATCTTGTTATTCCACTGCCTAAAAGAGTTATCACTACTGTTTTACCAGCATAGATTGTATTAACCTCATCCCAAAAATTGATAAGAAACCTTATATACTCTTGTATTGTTAAATTTGCTCTATTTTCATCATCAAAATGTGTCATAGCCGTGAACATAGTATTGTCACTATACTTAAATATGGTCCCCAGTTTATATTTTTTCTTCTTGCCTGCACTTCTACCTTCGTTTGATTCAATTTCATTCTTTTTTAAATGTGTATCAGATAAAATTCTATTATCAAGTTCATCAATATCGGAAACCTCCTTATTAATAACCTGACCGTTTAATGATGATTTAGAAATAATGTCATTATCAACTTTTGTATCAAAATATTCATTAAAAGCAAATATTCTAATAGTATCATCGTTTATATATTCACTGGAAAAAATATCACCACTCTTTATTTCTATTGTAGATTCATCATATTTCAACACCAATTTGTTTATTTTGTTGACCCTAATAAGCTCAAAGATATAAAACAATACGCAAAGAATAAAGAATAAAATAAAAATATGATATCTGATTTTCGAACTAAAATCGAAGAAACTAATAGCTGTTCCTACAAGTCCAAATAAAGTCCCCACAGTGGCTCCGGTTTTCAGTAAAAGACTATGATCAAACATACTTACCTTAAACATAATAATCCACTCCCTTTGTGGAATATTATACATAAATCATATTAATTATCGTGCATTAAAAAATAATAAACACCAAATCATTGTCGCCATAGACCATAAGGCACTATCCCATTTTCTTAGAAAAACAGATAATAATAAAAAAAGTATACTAACAAATAGGCCCAATCTATTGATTACTTTATAACTCATATCAAAATCCCTCCAAAAAAAAAACCACCCATTTGAGTGATCTTTTATCTTACTTTTCCATTTCTAAAAATATATCTTTTGCCCATGGCTCAATATGAAAAGATACCATTGCTTCTTCCGGACTATGCACATATAAGCTCTGATTATTAATAGATGGTGAAATTACTATTGCTGTTTTTAGCTCCTGTACATTTGCATCCATTACATGGAGTTTTGCGATATGACCAGGACTGTAATAAATCCTCCGTAATATTTCTAATTTTTCTTCATCCAAGTTTTTAACATAATTCTGCATTCCCTTTACTTTTTTAGCATCTTTATAATTTTGACGTTTTTCGTAAAAAAAGGAAGTAATCATCATAAAAAAACTAAAAACAGTGACGATAAATATTATTGCACCGTATTTTGAGAAAAAAATTGTTGTCCCAAAATTACTATTTAAATAGTTTTTTGATGCTAACGTTACTGTCCCAACTCCAAATACCACAAAGAAGATTCTCGTAGGTAAATTTATATATTCTAAAAACAAGTTTGCCTTATCTTTCAAAAGACATCCCCCATATCCAATAGATTAGATATAGATTCTAACAGTTATTACCAATATTTTGTATATTTTTCATCAAATAAATTAAAAAGACCACATAATCAAATGTGATCTTCAAGATTAATGTTAGTCTCTCACAACCTTCATTAAATGTGGGTTCCTGGAATCGAACCAAGATAGTCATATCGAATGATATTAAATAATAATAATTTTAAAAAGTAAGTGATTTTTATTTTACCGTAACGATTATATGTAGTCATACTATTTTATGAAAGGATGATTTATTATTTAATGGCACCAGCACCCACAAAATGAAGAGCTTTATCATAACTCTTCAATATAGTTGAGAACTAAATTTTAACGTCTTATTTGACGGAGTAATATCATGTACTTGATTTTACTGACTGTCCTTGTCAATTGCTCCTTTTAAGCGGTAGAGTAACCGCATATCTCTTAGTCTTTCGATAATACTAATATAGCAGGTTAAAACTTACTTTTTACCTCAAAATACGGACAACTTTGGGACAAAAAAGGGACAAAATCACC